ATCCGTCAGTTTCCGATAGGTAATCAGCATCCTTGACTCGGAAACCAACAGAAAAGGCTCCAAGGACACCGTCTTTAACTAAATCGCACACGTAATCGGGTGCAGATTTACTAATTTTCGCCTCTAGTTCTAGACCATTGGGAGTTACTTTTAACCCCGTAGCTCTACCTATTGGCTTATTGTAATCGTGATTGAAAAGAATAATTGGATTATTTTCAAAATTCTTCAAACCACCCTTTGCCCATGCGTCTGGAGAAATAGTATCTCCTGCACGATCAAAGTCATTCGTACTTGCCATACCTCGAATCATCACACTTCCGTCTTCGACTTCATGTGACTTGAAAGTGGAGGTTAGATTAAATATTTTATTCATCTTCTTCCTTCTCTTCTGATGCTTTAGCTAGGGCCTCTAAAGGATCAGGCTTGGCACAGTTACATTCTCCTGGAGGGCATTCACATGCTTCTCCACAGGTATCACATACTTCTTCCGTTGGAGCAGGCTCTTCCGGAGCAGATTCCCCCTGTAATTGTGTCCAGATATCTGGATGATCTTTCTCAATAAAACCTACGAGTCTAGACCAGCTTCCAAATAAATTCATTAAGTTACCAGACCTTACGCCTGTTGGCTTAGAAATATAATCAAACTCTTTCCTAGTAAGAACCTTGCCTTCTTCAAGCATTGCCATCGCTGCTGCTTGTATAGCAACGTCTCTACGTCTAATGCTACCCATCCTCTTCTCCTTCTTCTGGTCTGCCACCTTCATCCGGATTTGCAGCACTTCCCGCAATATTGGCAGGTACTCTAAGATCGTCATACCCATCTACTGGCTCAAATCCTAAGTGATCTCTGGCTTCATTTGGAGATATAATACCTCCATTAACTAGAGCAGTGTAATACTGCGATTGATCTCTCATCTCAGGCTGTAGTGCGGGCACTTCAGTAACGTCTTCTTTTAGTTCAAATCCAAAATACTTTTCTAACCCAAAGTGCAACTTCTTTACTATGGGTAGTACAGTTTCCAAGTAATACATTCTCATGTTAGGACGAATGTTTGCATTATTACCGGAGTCTAACATGATTGGAGGAACGCCTAAAGCTTTTAAAATAATCTTCTCATTCTCATGTATAGCTGCTTGAAAATCTAACTCTCTAAAGTTAGTGTTTGTAAAACTGTCTATCTCTAAACCACCATCCAAAATTAAAGGCCTTCTACCTCCAGAGTCTGGTCTGTAACGAAGTGACCAAGATTGTATCATTCTCTCTTTAATCTTTTCACTGAGAGTATTGGGGCTCTTTAGTACTAAACCTGGAACAGCTCCGTTCTTGAAAAAGTTATCTTGAAACTGTCTCATATTCTGCATTAAAACCATTGTTCTAAGTGCAGGTTTTAATCTTGAAATCCCCCTGTAGATAGAGTAGAAGGAATTATCTTTAATATGGATTATCTCAGAAGGTTTGTAATCAACTTTTTCATTGAAAGTAAACTTCTCAATATAAGTAGTACTACTTGTATGAATGTTCATTTTATTGGCGGGAAGATGGTAGAGGTGAACTCCGTCGTAATAAATAAAAATATTACCGTCGAGTAAGAAATCAGTGATAAGATTTCTTTTAAATGTGCTAATATCTTGGAAAGGATTAGGCTCTTTATTTAAAAGAAGATTTACTCTTGATCTTTTTACGCCTTTTACGACACTCTGTAGTCCGGGTATCTGTGCTCCTACGGTTGTTTTAATCTCGGATGTATCATCTACAATAAGATTTACACCACGATTTACAATTTCTATGTCTTCGTATGCTTTCTCATATTTGAAAGTAAACTCACGAGACGGTGTTGTAGCATGGTCATAATATTGTTGCGCAGGATTTAACTTCTCCTGCACTTCTGGCGCTCTTCCTAATATACGATCATACCATGCCATGTTTTTCTCTTTGAATCTCAACCCATCTTTCCTGCTTCTTTGCAGTTCCTAAACTTGGGTCTCTTCCATACACCTTATGTAGTTTTAAATGATGTGCATGGCACAATGTAACTGTATGTTCATACAACTCAGCCCAATGCTCTTGTATAAAATCTTCCCGAAAAGATAAAACATTTTCGGGAAGTAACTTATTCTTTTTTACATAATTATGAACTAACGGACTTAATGAATAAAAATGGTGAAAGTCAAGTTCCGTTGGCTCTCCACAAATATAGCACTCAGTGCCTTTTTCATACTTGTTTTTTGCTTTGTCTCTTATGTATTTTACGAGGTCTCTTTTTAGATCCATTTTCGAATACCAGAATTATAGCGAACATAAGGTATCATGTCAAACATTATTTTTGACATGGTATATCTAAAAGCCGCTGTTTGATGTTTCGAACGAATACAGTGCATAGCGCAATGCGTCCGCCATGTGTGATGCACGATTGTGCTTAGGTTTCTCTCTTAGAAGATTAGGATTAGGATCCCACTGGTATTGATCCAACGCTTGTAGTGTTTCTTTACAATGCTGATCAACAAGTAAATTATTATTATCCACTATTCCTTCTACGTGAGAGATTCCATCTAAGATAGATTTCTTTGCATTTATAGTTGTAATATCATAGTTCTGTGCAAAGTCAAATCGAGTTTGTTGAGCTGCAGAATCAATATAAATATAATCAATATCCCACTTGTCTATTAAACTTTGTATTTCTTTTGCGTGATGTTCAGTGGTTCTTTCTGCATCTAAGTACTCATCCAGAAGATAATACTTTCCTTCATCCCATGAGTAACCAATTACACAAAAAGCAGTAGGATCTCTATAGCCTACGTCTAGTCCTGCAAAGACATCCATATCAGAAATATCTATTTCATCAAAGTTTCCTACACACTCTTCAAAGTTAAAGTTCCAAACTTGACCTTCATAAGTATTGAAGTCGGCTTCGTACTCTTGTCGAAACTCAGCCTCGGACATACTTTTTCTAGCTTCCTTAATATCCGTTTCAGACATTCTAGGATTAGATTTATAACTCGCCTTAATGGAAATCCACTCTGGGAAATCATCTACAAATCCCCTATCAAAAAACTCTGCAAACCAGTTATTTCTCCCTCGAGGGGTAGAGATAAAGATTGCTTTTGAGTTATCTTTATCTAGCGTAGGACGTAGTGCTACATTAAAAGCATCTCGTCCATCAGCAAGAGCTGCTTCATCAAAAATAATTAGATCGTAAGATCTACCAACGCACGAGTCAACCTGATTTACTGATCCCATGCGTATGGTAGATCCGTTAGATATTTCAATCACTTTATCTTTTGCGTTATCTCTAACTACTTCAAGATCAAAGTGCTTTATCAAAGTTCTCTGCAAATCAAAAGAGATCTGCGAGAGAGCATAGTTGGGGGACATAATCAAAATGTTAGACGAAGGTACCAGTGAAACTAGTTGGCCTATAATATTAGCTATGTATGTCTTTCCTTGCCTTCGTGAGATTGCCGCGCAAACAAATCTGTATTTTGGATTATTTATAGCATTTATGATTGCTACCTGAGAAGGTAAAGGTGTAATTCCCAATAAATCCATATAAGGCTCTACTGGAAGTTTCAAGAACTTATCTTCTTGACAGTAATCTGCTATGTCTTCTGCAAAGATATCTTTGCGACTAATTTCAATCATTTATCTTTTTCCCAAGGAAGAGGAATATTTTTACCTGCATCATACTCTTTCACCATATGAATATTCATAAAGATTAAAAAAGATATAACTAAGAATAAAAATACCCCTATTCCTATTTCAACCACTTAATCTTGTCCCATTGATCGCGTCTTACTGTATCGTCTACAGTAATCTAGTTCTGTCAAGCTCTCTTCTTCATCGACTATCTTAGGGGCTCGAATACTTTTCTTGTACTCCTCTAAGTTTTCAATAATTTTTCTAGCTTTTCGTTGCTGATCCATTATTTCTTCGACTGCCATGCTGATGCTCCAAAAAATGCGGCCACTAAGCCCGCGATTGCTACAAAATAGACACTTGCTATATCTCCCAATATAACGGCTGCCTGCTCTAGTTTGATAAGAGAACATATTACAATTAAAGAAGGGTACAGTAGCATTCCAAATAAAGCAAACCAAGCCATAGACCTTTGTGCATCTGCTTTATCGTGTGCTAACTTTAACTCCTGTAAATGCTGGCTTGTCTCTAGCTCCTCATCAGTAACAATACCGTCGCCATCGGTATCATACTGCGAATATTCTGAATCTTTTTCTAAACGCTTATTCATTTAATTAAATAGTACAAAAAGAACTCCTGCAATTAATACGCCTCCAATAAGAAAAGTTGTAAAACCAACAAGAAGTTGTTGTATAAGAACTTCTCTCTCTTTTCTTTTCTTCGCAAGCATTTTCATATGCCTTTGGCGTTGCTGCTCTTGTTCTGCTTTGGCTTGTTTAAAAGCATCTAACATTTGTGGGTCTACAACTAATAGTAAGTCGTGGACATCTTTCCAGTACCTCTCGTAGCTTTTCTTAATCATAGTCAACTTGAGTATCTCACTTTGACTAAGAGCTTTAAACGTACTTCCTCGCCTTTCTACTTCAAAGTTGGTTAGTGCTTCCCCAAAATCACTAATAGTACCCATAAGCTGCTGCATGCCTTGTCCGGTCTCATTTGCTTGTTTGATGAGACCATTTAAGGAAGTAAGAATTGCACTAGCGGCTGCAACAGACTCGATAATCATTTACCACTTTACCTTATCTGCCCAATAAGCTGCGGACATCCTGCCCTTAGCAATATTCTTTGCATGGCGGGCTTTAAAGGAAGCTCTTTTACGCTTCATTGCTTCACTCTCACCTTTCTTAGGCTTTCCTGCAGTCTTAGCACCCTGCTGTCCGAAGCGAATTGTCTTAACTTTTTCTCCAACTTTTGCCACTACAATATGTGACTTTTTTGGGTGACCTGGTGTGCGTCTTGGCTTATTAAATCCCGTTACTCCAGCTCTTTTTATTCTTGAATCTTTTTTCTTACCTCTTCTTTTTACGGCCACGTTTCTTCCTCCTCTTCTTTCCTGCCAACTGTTGGCGAAAGGAAGCGGGTGTACTAACACCCGCCATTACTAGCCGCGACTCGAACGCTTCTTACCGCGCTTCTTACCGTTTTTCTTTGCCGGCTTTTTCTTTTTACCCATACCCTTCTGCTTTGCTAGAATAGCTCTTTGTAAAGCAGGTGGAAGTTTCTTTTGCTTTGCTGTTAGTGCCATTATTTTCTCTTTCGTACTTTATTTAAGTACGCTTGGTGGGAGCTACCGGGCATAAATCGCTTGTTATCTCCTCTACCGTGTGAGTGTATACCTTTTAAACCAAGGGCTCGCGCTCTTTTTCGAGCAGCAGTTACAGATTTAAAAACGTTACCACGGCTTATGTAAGCCTTATGTTTTTTTCTATTTATTGCCACGAAGTACCTCCAAAGTTTTTCTATCTTGCTGTATAATTACAGGCACAGGAGTTTGTCTGTTTCCTCCTTTCGTGTACTCAGGGTGAGACCATAAAAACTCATACCCGACATACATATTATTGAGTTCTTCAGCAATTTCGTATAAATCATCATCAGAGTAACCTTCTGTAAAGATATAGATATTTGCTTCGCTATTACTCAGATCTCTTATAGCTAGATCATCTTCATAGAAGTTAATCATATTATTGTTATAGGCTTCTAGTGACCAAGGACAAGCATCTGAAATTCTCTCAAAGTACTCTTTCCAATCAACGTCTTTTTGCACGTTTTTGCCTTCGTCTTTTTACAAAAGTGCTGACATTAGTAGGCTTGCCTCCAACACCTTGCTTTACTGCTCTCTTACGACGAATAGCAGACTTTCTCTGCGAAGGAGTCATACGAGCAGCTTTGGACGCTGGTAGACATTTTGGGTACTTCTTCTTGCCCGCCTTATCACGGCCACAC